GGCGCACGACGAACTCGCGCACGCGGCGAACGATGTACTTGTCGAAGGCGCCGGCGAGCATGAACTTCGCACCGGTCGCCATCGAAGCCATCGCCTGGTTCACCGAGTAGGGAACCGAGATGCCCGCAACGTTGATCGCAGCCGTATTGTCGCGGAGGCCGTCGATCAGGTAGCGGTTCTGCGAATCCTTCAGCTTGCGGATCGCCTGGAGCGTCGAGTCATTGAACATGAGCCGGAAGCTCGGCAGCGAGCGGTAGGCCGGATCGATCGAGTGATAGAAGTCGATGATCTCGTCCGCCGTGACCGCAGCAGTGCCCGAAGTCGTCTTGCCCGCCGAAGTGGCGGTAACGATGCCGTTCGGATCGCCCGAGCCGTCGCCGACAGTCAGGTCCGTGTTGACCTTGCGGGCAATACGCTCGCCCATGAGGTCGTTGAGGATCGCGCTGATGTCGAACGCCGAGTCCTGAAGCAGTTCGCTCGACACCTTGATCGGGCCGGACGAATACTTGTAGGCATCCAGCTGCTTCTGGCCGAAGGTGACATCGCCCTCGGAAGTGGCAGCGGTGTTCTCATCAAGACGGACACCGACGTTCGACGTGTCGTTGACAGTCGGCCAGTAGATCGTCTGACCGCCAGCGGTGACGATCTGACGGGTGACGCCCGGATCGAGCATCGGCCCCCAAGCCGCAAGCGACTTAACCAGCTCGTTCGCAAGCTCGGTCGGGATGGTGTAGCCGCCAGCAGAGCCGCCGGTGCCCTGAGCGCGATCCTCAGGCGCAGCTGCAACCGCCTTCAGCACGGCGCGCTCTTCCGGCTTTAGGCCAGAAGCGCCATAGACCATGTAGGCGCGGAATGCGTCGAGCTCGGTAACCGCGTTGCCGTTGCCACGCGCTTCGCCGCCAGCGACTGGACGCTTTGCGCGGGCCTCCTCGGCGCGCTGCTCGAGCTGGGCACGGGCGGTCTCAAGGCGCTCTTCGCGCTCGATGCGCTCGCCAAGGCCGTCATGCTCCGCCATGATCGCGTCGAAGCGAGCTTCGAGCTCAGCGACACGCTCTGCTGGGGTTTCGTTGGTGATTTCGCTGCGGACCTGCTCCGCATCGACAAGAAGCTCGTGCTGCTTCGCACGAAGTTCCGAAGTTGCCATGTGTTGGGTTTCCATCTGTGGGAAGGGCCGTCGTCACGACGGGCCGCGGAGCCTTGCCCAAGGGCAAAAGGGGCTGTTACCGCTTGTTTGCGGATGCCTTGCGAATGGTGACGGTCATCTTCGAGCGGGCGAGGAAGCGCTCCACTCCTGATCTGTCACATTCGGGTTGTTCGGTTCGCGCCGCTTCAAGCGAGCGAAGCGCAATAGACGTGTCGGGATAGGCGGGGTTACTGACGACACTAACTTCCGCCAATTCGACCGCCTTGATCGTGCGGAGCGGAAGGTCGCCGGACTCGTCCCATTCCTGGGCGGTCACGCGGAACCCGAAGCTCATGCCACTGATGTTGCCAAGCTTCATGTTCTCGCGGAGATCGTTGGCCGTGCTGGTGTCGGGAAGGTCGATCTCGACCGACAGGCCCTTGCCGTCCTCCGCCATACGAAGCGTCCCGGCAGTGCTGCGGCCAAGAACCAGCTTGGGGTCATGCCCGTAAAGAGCCAGCACGTCCTTCCCAATTTCAGACTGGAATGCCCCCGGTGCGATTTGCTCGCGGAACATCCCGCCGATGTCGGTAACGCTGTTGAACACGGCGGCGTAGCCCGCGATCGTGCGGCTATCCGACCGCACCTCAACTGGCGCGGTCAGCGCCCTGCGTTCAATTTCCATTAGTCCCCCCAACGTCGGGCGGTGGCGTTCCCGTGTCCTTTGGTTGAGTCCCGAGCGGGACGGTTGCCCCTTGCATGTAGAGTTTATCTGCGTTCGGATCGTCGGACTTCTCGAGACCCATGTAGCCGCGCCCGTCGTTTGGTGTGTAAACTGCCGCATTCACCAATCCGGCGATCGCGTCGGCGCGCGTCTTGAAATCACCACGAAGAAGCGAGTCCATGTTCAGGCGAACCCTGCGATTGTTCACGCGGCGCCCGAAAATCTTGAGGTTCATCTGACTTTCCCACGCATTCGCCCAATGAGCCAACGTGTGCTTCACCAGATGCAAGTCCTGGTTCTCGGAATTGGCAAAGTTGGCGTTGCTCAAGTCCTGCAAGAACCACGGCGGAACCCCGTACAATCTCGCGACTTCCTCGACCTGGAACCGGCGAGCCTCCGTCAACTGCCCCTTTTCCGGCTCAAACCCTACAGCTTTCAGTTCATGGCCCGGAGGCATCGGGAAGAACGGGCGCTCTGATTCCTTTGCGATCTTGATCGCGCGCTGGATCTGCTCCGACGCCCGATTGAATGCCTCCTGTCCCTGCGGGAGCGGCCCCTGCAATGCGAGAGGCGGAACGCCGCCACCTGCAAAGAACCTGCTTCCGTATTTCTCCATCGCGAGAAGCAGAGAGATCGCCCGAGCGCCCTTGCTGAGCGGAGAAATATGCCGGACCTGATCGGATTCCAGCGCGAAGGGAATGTCGATGATGTCGGAGGCAGGGTAGGTGAATGTCTGCCCGCCAAGCGCGCTGTATTGGTAGGTCGTCTGGCCGTTGTATGCCTTGACGACGACCCGCTTAGGGTCGAGCGGCCAAAGGTTGAGGATTTGCCCGTTCGGGCGCTCGATCCACGTGAACTGCCGTCCGCCTGTAAGCGTCTGCCAGAACGAATATTTAATCCAGCGGTCGGCGTCCCACTCGTCGTTGATTGCGCCGTTGAGGATATTATCGAGCTTGCCGGTCACGCGAACCCACTTGCCGTCTTGGAACTCTTCGACGACACGCCCGAGGACAGACATCCCTGACGATAGAAAGTTCACCGCCGCGAACACAGGTGTGGCTTTGATTGCTTCGTCGTGGGAGCACTCAAGAACGACATCCTGCTCCCATCCGGGAACCAGCCGCGCCCACGGCATACTGTTGGTATCGATCGCCCGATGTTCACTCAGGCCAAGGGCCTTACGCAGTGACCACTTCATGCGCCCACCAGCGAAAAGTTTGGATCATCCCACGGTGAGACGGGAGTTGCTTCCTGCACCATCGCCTCCACCCCTTCAGCCATAGCCAATGCAACCAAGCCATCAATTCGGCCCGTCGCCTTGTGCTTGTCCAATTTCCTGTTGCCGGCGGGGTCAGATACCGCCACCGCGTTCGCAGCGCACATCGCGAGCACCGGATGCCCGCCGTGCCTGACGCATTCCTTGAGCAGGTCCGCCTCGAGTGCATCCAGCGCGGGGCTCATGCTCATGTAGCCCTGCCCGAACGGCTCCAGCGGTAACTCAACACCTTGCCGAGCAAGTGCAGATTGCATCCGGTCCATCCGCCAGCGGTCGAACCCGATCTTGGCTATCGAGAGACCGGAGCAGATTTCCCCGATGTCCCGCGCCACATAATCGTAATCGATGACCTTCCCAGGAGTGGTCCTGAGCAGCCCATCCCGAACCCAAACGTCATAGGGCGCTTTGTCCCGCCGGCTTGCTTCCGCAACGCTGTCGAGCGGCATCCAGAAGAAGGGTCGAACGTGAACCACGCCGTCCTTGCGACATGTGAGAACAAGCGCCGTAAGGTCGGTCGTTGCGGAGAGGTCCAGTCCCCCATAGACCACTCCGTCGAGCTCTCCGGGCGCACCGTTGCCGGCCTTCCACACGCCCGGAGACACGAAAGCCGCAACCATGTTGACGCGCTGGTTCAGGTAGAGATTGCGGAAACTATTTTCGAAGGACGGCATCTGCGCCGCCTTCACTGCAGCTTGCTCTAATTCCACTCGCGAACGGAAAGTACCTAGCGCCGGGTTGGCCTTCGCCCATTCCTTCGGGTCGTCTAAACTCGCCGCTTCATCCGCGCAGTAGAGGTGGCAAACCGTGTGCTGGTCGTCGTTGCGGATCGCGTTATCGATCCACAGCGAGAGCATGTCCGCATCGGTTGGCGCCTGCGTCGAGATGACCAACTGAAGGCCATCGTCGTAAGCGCCCTGCGCCGTCTCCAGCGCCTCAACGAATGGGTCGTGCGGGCCTCTGACCTGCCCAAGCTCATCGAGGATGATCGCGTATGGACTGAGGCCGTGGGCGGTCTTCCCTTCCGCCGCCAGAGCCCGGTATTCCGTGTTCATTGGAAGGCCGATCAGGCGCTTACCTGACGGAACCACCCGAACGATCTTCGCCAGTCTCTCATTGAGCTGGACCATCTTCCAAGCGAGGTTGAACACCAGCGCCGCCTGGTCTCGCGATTGAGCTCC